CATGCATTAGGAACAGGATATGATGATTGGCCTTCATGGAACATAAAAGATTTAGTACAAAGAATAGCTAGTGGTTCTTTATCAAACTATGGCTTTACTATTCAAGGAGACTCTGTTGCAGATTTAAAAGAGTATTTTAGAACATCTGATTACACAAATACGCCATATCGTCCAAAATTAGATATAACATATCATACGGTAGTTAATTCTACGCTTGAATCTCCAGTAACAAATATTTCAGTAGAAGCAAAAGCGCCTAGTGTTTCGGTCGACGTAAGTATTTCATGTTCCCTAGCGGATATTGGCGTAAATGCATTAGTACCTGTTGTTGAAAATATAAGTTACGCTACTGAAAAAACCTTTAGTGTTTCAAGAAAAATGAATTTTCAAACTGCAGAGCGTAATTTAAGTTTTGTAGTATCTGATAAGAGGAAGTGATATTTGATGGATGTGTTTTATAAACAGCCTAGTGAAGCGTTTGCAATTAGCTTAGATTTTACAAATACGCTTTCTACAACTGAAACAATTTCAAGTTATATTGTTGTTGCTATTTTAGCAGGAGCAGTTGTTACAAGTACTGTAATTGCAAGTAGTACAAATACAACTAAAACAGTATTAATAAGAGTTCAAGCTGGAACAACGGATTGTAATTATAAAATAACTACAATGATTGTAACTAGCTTAGGAAATATTTTTGAACATGATATAATGATGAAAGTACATGAAATTTAAGGGGGTTTTATTATGAATTATGGTGAAATAGTTAGAAGTGATAATTTACAGATAGGTACAATTGCATTTAGTCCTTGGTATAATGATTCAGAGGGTATTAAAGATGCGTTGTTTATGATACAAAATGATCAAATGTGCGATATTATTTTATATAGAAGAGATGATGAATTAAAAGAAGATGTTGGTACAGTAATATTTGCGCTTCCTGTTGGGGTAGTTGGTCAATATACTTCACATCAAATGAATCAGAGAGTTGGATATTCATTTAGAGTTGGGGTAAGAAATACTGGAGGTGCTATTATGAATAATTTAAAACTTAGGTGTCAATTATTTTCAGATTAATTAGTAAAATATGTGTAAGGAGGTGAGTTAATGGCTGCAATGCAAGGAGAATTAGGGTCAACAGGTCGAAGTTGGAGTAGTATATTTCAATACGCATTAACAACTGATGAGTATTTGCAAAAAATGACTTGGCCTAATGATATAGCAGTGTATTCAAAAATGAGTAGAAGTGATGCTCAAATAAAGGCAATGCTATTATTGCTTGAGTTACCTATTAGATCAACTGCTTGGTTCTTAAAACCAGCAGATGATAGTGCACAAGCAAAGAAAAATGCTGATTTTATAGAAGATGCGTTGTTTACAGGACCTCCAACAGGAATGCAATTTCATTTCGAAGATTTCATAAAGAATGCTTGCTCAATGTTTACGTATGGGCATGCTGTATTTGAGAAAGTGTTTGAAGTAAAAGATAGTTTTCTTAAGTGGAAAAAGTTTGCTATTAGGCCAGTAAGTACAATTTATGATTTATTGTATAATGAAGTTGGAGATTTATCAAGCATACAGCAGTACAATATTCAACAAGGGTGGCAAATAATTGATATTCCTTTGGAAAAAGCAATAATATTTTCTCATGATATTCAAGATGGAGATTATAGAGGTCGTAGTGTTTTAAGAGCAGCTTATAAGCATTGGGTAATTAAAGACTTTTTATATAAAATAACAAATATTGGGCTAGAACGTAATATGGTTGGTACTCCAGTAATTAACTTACCACCAAATTATACAAATGATGAATTTGAATTAGCTAAAAAAATTGTAACAAACTTGCGCAGTAGTGAGTATGGTGGAGTTATCTTACCAGATGGATTTTTATTAGATATTTTTGAAGGTAAAAGAACATTGTTAGACGCATTGCCATTTATTGAGTATCAAGATACTCAATTGAGCCGTAGTATTTTAGCGCAATTTTTAAATTTAGGTTCAACTGGTGTTGGAAGCTTTGCTTTAAGTTCTGATCAAACAGATTTATTTTTAATGATGTTGAATGCAAGTGCAAAATACATTGCAAATAATATAAACTCAAATGCAATACCTCAATTAGTGCAATATAACTTTAATAGTGATTTGTACCCTACATTGTGTTTTAAACCCCTAGGGGATTCTAAATTATTAGAAACACTTAAATTGATGGTGGATGGTAAAATAATTTTACCAGATGAGAATTTAGAAGAGTTCGTAAGAGAGATGCTAGAACTTCCAGAAAAAGCGGATGAACCTTACATGTTCCCTAGCGGAAGTAGTGCAACTGATACTGGAGTTGATCCAAATGAGTTAAAAGTTGAAAAAGGATCTACTGGTCAAGGAGTTAATAAAGCAAAAGATCAGAAACAAATAGATGATGACGCATTAAAAACAAAGCAAAATGAAACTGCTAGTGTAAAACAACAAGATTTAAAGGCAACTACTGAACCAAAAAAATTATCTGAGGTTACAAATAAAGTTGATTGGGCACAAGTTGATAAAGATTTTAGTACACTAGAAGGAATGTTTAAGCAAGGTGGAAGAGATATTGTTGAAAAACAACTTAAAGATTTTGCAAATAGAGTATCGAAAGTTGCACTGCAAGATATTGCAGCAGTACAAATTGGCTTTAAAGGGCAGATGACTACATTTGTTAAAGAAATGTATACTCGTGCATTTAAGACAGGTGTTGTACAAATGCAAAATGAATTAGGAACTAATGAAATACCAAAACTTGATGATAAAGTATTAACCGCAAAGGCAAGCATTGTTGCAAATAATATATCAGAAAGAGTTAAAACAAAATACTTGAGTGAGTATATGTTACAAAAAGGTGTTGAAGGTGATCCAGAAATACAATCAAAAAATGCATTGAAAGCAATTTTAGGGTAGGTGAATTATGTTTTTAAAATTAGTAGATGAAATAGTTACAATGATACTTTCTGAAACAGATGGGTACGATACTATACTTGAGGACAACTTAGGTGGAGTAAGTACTATGATGAACTTAGGTAGAGATAGAACAGCTATTGCTACTTGCAAGAAAGTAGAGTACTCTGCTATTTTGGATAAGAGAACATGCCCACTTTGTAAATTTTTAGATGGTCAAGTATTTGAAGTTAACTCTCCAGAATATTTTAAATACATGCCAAGAGTACATGAAAGGTGTAGGTGTATTTATGTATATGTTGGTCAAGAAGAAGTAAATCCACCAGACATAAAAATTAAGAAACCAGATGCTGAAATGCTTAAGACTCATGGTCATTTAATAGGAACTCCAGAGACACCAGTTAGTGAAACAGCTTCATTAATCAAATCAATGTTTGTACATGGCTTAGTGGTTGAAGCGTTGAAATCCACTAGGGAACAAGATAAAACAAATCCAGTGACTAATCCGGAAGATAATCAAAATACAAGTGAAAATCCAGCATAATAGTAATGGGTATAGTCGATTTTAAATTCTTTAATTACATATTTATATGAAAACCAAATTTAAAATGGGCTATATCCATTAGATAGAAGAGTAGAAAAGAAAAAATTTCAAGTTCCCTAGTGGATATTGCAGAAAGGAGGAAAGCAGATGCCTTATACACAAGCAAATATGCCAGATGCAGTAAAGAAGTTACCAAGCAAAGCACAAAGCATATGGGTTGCAGCATTTAATGAAGCATTTAAAGCTAAAAAGTCTGAACAAGAGTGCAACATGATTGCTTGGGGTGCAGTTAAGAATGCCGGTTTTAAACAAAATGCAAAAGGTACATGGTCAATGGCTGAAGGTCCTTTTAACTATGCAATGAGATGCTCTGATAATTTAACTTCAGGAAGAGCTATTGAAATTATGAGAACTGGTCAATGGGACCATCCAAGATATGGTACTTTTCAAATTACTCAAGATGATTTGCAAGATTTTGTAAAGCATTTTGATGAGCGTGTTAGAGGAATAGATATTTCTTTTGATCTTGAGCATGGAGAAACTGTACATGCTGGAGCTTCTGTTGGATGGGTGAAAAAGCTTTCAGTAGAAAATAACAGTTTAATGGCAACAGTTGAATGGACTGAATTAGGAACTCAAAAGATAAAAGATGGTGAATATCGATATTTTAGCCCAGAATTTACATTCTCATACAAGAATGCAGAAACTGGCGTGGTGTATACAAATGTATTGCTTGGTGGTTCTTTAACCAACAGGCCTTTCATAAAGGAAATGCAACCCGTATTGCTTTCAGAAGAAGTGTACAAGGAGACACTTAGCTTTGCGGAACCAATAAATAATAAGGAGGATGAAGTTACTATGAATAAAGAATTATTGAAAGCACTTAAGCTTTCTGAAACAGCTACTCAAGTTGAAGTAGATGCTGCTGTTGAAAAACAAATAGCTGATTCAATTAAATTAGCAGAAAAGGTAGTTGAAGTTGAGAAAAATTTAACAAAAGCTACTGAGGATTTAGCAGCAAAAACAACTGAAGTGGTTGCATTAACTGAACAAGTTAACACACTTACAGCATCTAAAACAACTACAGAACAGGAAAATATTAAATTAGCAGAAAGAGTAAAATCAATTGAATCTTCATTAACAGAAACTACTTGGAACTCAATTGCTGCAAAATATTTAAGTGAGGGTAAAATGACTCCAGCAATGGCTGAAAAGTTTAAAGCATCATATCTTAAAGATGCAGAAACAACTTTGGCACTTATGGAAACTTTACAACCAGCAGTTGACCTTAGTGAAAAAGGAACTGCTAAAGGAAAAGGTGAAGTTACTAATTTAAAATTGTTTGAAGCAAAAATTGCAGAAATTGTAAAAGATAGAAAAGTTGGGTATCAAGAAGCAGTAGTTTTAGCTGAGATTGAAAACCCAGAATTGTTTAAATTATTTGATGCTGAAAGGAGAGGTCTATAATGGTTGGAGAACATGGCATTCTTATGAAAAGTTTTGAAGCGTCAACAGATATGAGTACTGCAGGTCAATATAGATTTGTTAAAATGGCATCTGCAACTACTATTGCATTGTGTGGAGATGGAGAATTAGCTATTGGTATTTTACAAAACAATCCTGCACAGTATGAACAAGGTAATGTTATGATGTTTGGAATTTCTAAGTTGAAAGTTGGTACTGCAGGAATTGCTTCAGTAATGGCATATGTGTCTTCTGATGGTAATGGAGATGGAGATATTGCACACGTTGCAGCAGATAAAGCAATTGTAAATGCGCTATCATTAGGTACTGGAGTAGATAATGATTTAGTTAGCGTATTAGTAATTCCTGGTGGTCTTGGATTATCAGTATAAAAATGAGAGGAGTGAAGTAACATGAGGCCAACACCTAAAGATGTACATGTGGATCAAATTTTATCAAATATTTCCGTATTGTATAGAAATTCATTATATATCGCTGAGATGATTTTCCCATTAGTTAAAGTAAATTTTCAGAGTGATAAATATTACATTTTCACTAAAGGAGATCAGTTCAGAAATACAGCTGCAAAAAGAGCAGCAGGAACAGCTTCAAACAGGCATGGATTTAGATTATCAACTGACACCTACTATTGTGAAGAAGTTGCGGATGCAACTATTCTTGATGATGAGACAAGAGATAATGCAGATAGCGTATTAAATTTGGAAAGTGCAAAAACAAATTTTGTAACTGATAAAATTCTTTTGAACTTAGAAAAAACAGTTGCAGATCTTTGCTGCACAACTTCAAACTGGGGTACAAACTACTCTACACCATCTGACTTGTGGAGCGATTACAATAATTCAGATCCCCTAGCGGATTTTGAGACTGGAATCGAAGCAATTGAAGGTCAAACAGGTCAGAAAGTTAATAAAGCAGTTATTTCATATGATGTTTGGAAAATTCTTAAACATCACCCACAATTGCTTAATAGGTTGCCTAATGATCAATTGAAATCAGCTAAATTACAAGACTTGAAAGACTTGTTAGATATTCAAGAAATTTTGATTGGTGGAGCACTTATTAATACTGCA